GCTGAACAAATGTATGATTATTCTTATGTTGTCCATACTGAAAAATGGCAAGGAAAAGAGATTAAACACGATCCCAGATATGCTATGATAGAGACACTAAATCTATCTTTTTCGTGTCAAATGAATCCTGACTTAAAAGTTATTGGAGATCAAATTAAACCAAATTTCGATTGGGCAGACGAGCATTTTGAAGAAAGAGTAGGGGGTCTACCTCTTAATCCTCCGCCCTCTCACGTCCGATGGCCCTATGCGCAGAAAAATAATGCTGAGTTTGGTGGGCTTGAAAAATTCTCGCACACATATCCAGAAAGAATCTGGCCAAAATTTGCTTCCGATATACCTAACAGTAAAATGTCAGGTATCAGATATGACTATGGGGATTTTAAAGATGTTGTAGATTTAATGGTTAAAGAGCCTTTCACTAGACAAGCATTTCTCCCTATTTGGTTTCCCGAGGATACCGGTTCCGTTCACGGAGAAAGAGTTCCTTGTACAATAGGATATCATTTTATAAGAAGGGCAGAATGGGTCCATGTGGTTTACTATATTAGATCGTGCGATTTCTTTAGACATTTTAGAGATGATATCTATTTATGCGCTAGAAAAGTGTTTTGGCTCATCGATCAATGTAAAGAAAAAGATCCTGAAAATTGGAAAGACGTTAAGCCAGGAATGCTCACAATGCACATAACTTCCCTCCACGCATGGGCTTCAGAAAAACCTATGCTTAAGAATTTGATTCGATGATATATAATGGATGTTGAGACATCTAAAAGACTTTAAAAACTTTTCTTTATTTGAAAATGTAAAGGTGGAAAAAATAGACCCCGCCTCGTATAAGATGGAAACTGTTACTGAGCTTCCCTATATGAGTTACATCAAGGAAAATCGTAATAAGTTTTTAAAGAAATTAATAAAGATATCTGAGGAGCTTGGTATAAAGCCACAATGGCTGTTACACACTATATTTCACGAGAGCAGATTCGATTCCAAATATAAAGATGAGATGTCAGGTCAAGTCGGCCTTATATCTTTTATTCCCTCTGTGCTAAAGAATTTTATTAATCCAGATACAGGAAAAAATTATTCATCAAATGACGTTTTAGAAATGAGTAACGTCGATCAATTAGATCTAATTAGAGCTTTTTATAAAACATGGATAAGCGAAATGAATCTTAAAGGGGAGTTATCTCCAGGTGATTTTGCATCTATAACTTTTTATCCCGAAACAATTAGGAAAGATTGGAAATGGGAATTCCCATCCTATGTAGTTGACAAGAATATAGAAACATTTAAAAGTTTTCCTTCCGATGGAGGTAAATCCAAGAAGGATTACTACGAGTATATAGATCAGATTTTTAATAGTGATGAAGAACAAGATGACGATAACAATTACATTCTTGGTAACTTCTCTGGAGCTTTCGCAGACACACAATCATACAGATCTAAAAAGCCTTTAGAATATTACAGAGGCTTGTTAGATTCAATAGAAGATCCATATCTAAATCAGGATATACAACAACAGGATTTAGAAAACACCGAAAAAAATAAACAGTCTAACGTTAACACCGTTCCGCTGGGAATAAATGCTGTAAAATGAAAATAAAAAAACTAAAAGATTTCGCTATAAAAGAAAATTTAGAATATAGTGGAGAAGACGTAACAAAAATGCCAGTCATAGGTAAAGTTATTACTAAAGCTATAGGTCCTTTTGAAGAAGCAGAATATGACGTGGTTGAAATAATAGAAGACCCAAACGGTCGAGAAATTTACGTATGTAATAAATGGTACAAAGAATACAAAAGAATTCCACAGTTAATACATTCAGAGCTTGTTAAAGAATATATTCCAGTAGCCAAATTCGGAAACTTTTATTAGCGTAGTTATATAATAATAGAACTAGAGGTTTCTAGTCACTTCCCGGTCAACAAACCGTAGAGCTTTCAGAAATGGACGTGAAGGAAGGGGCCAAATAAAATAATCTTTATGTATTATTCAACGCCAAGCGTGAATGTGGGGGGTTGTACCGCACACATCACAAGAAACAGAAATAGATCTAAGATCTATGGAGATTCCGTCTATCTCAAAGACGGGGAAAATTTCGAGATTGAATTATTCAATCCAACAACAGCAAGGGTCCTTGCGAAGATCAATCTAAACGGTAAGAGTATTTCCGAATCTGGTATTATATTAAGACCCGGGGAAAGAGTTTATCTAGAAAGATTTATAGACACAAATAACAAGTTTCTTTTCGAAACTTATGAAGTCGATAAATCCAACGAGGCTCTTAACGCTATAATTGATAATGGTATGTTAGAGGTTTCTTTCTATAAAGAATCATTACCCCAGACCAACTATACAGGTAGTGGTTACTTTAAAGGATCTTCTCCTTATAATCCATCAATTACTATTGGTAGCGGTTCTACTGGAATTTATTATGGTGGATACACCTCTGATGTATTTACATCTTACTGTTCAGATGTAAACTTCTCTTTAGGCGGGTCTACTATAAACAATTTATTTACTACTACAAGTATGACAAATGATTCAGTAAAAGGGTCTAATGCTAGTAATAGTTTGGAAACTGGGAGAGTTGAAATGGGTGAATCTAGTAATCAAGAATTTAGAAGTGTTTCTGCAAATTTTATGGATATAGCAGAAACAACTATTAAATATAGAATATTACCTGAATCGCAAAAACCACTAGAGTCTTCTTCAATTAGAAACTACTGCACAGATTGCGGGACTAGAATGAAAAAGCAAACTTGGAAATTCTGTCCTAATTGCGGATCTAAGATCTAAACCTTACCTCACAAAAAACCCAGGAGAGATCCTGGGTTTGTAGTTTTCTATAGATATCTTTCCCAATCTTGAGCCATTTCAGCTTGAGAGATTTCTGAATCTGTATAGGGTCTAATATTTTTAAGCGGGGTTCCTTGATAAGCCATATAAGCATCTTTAGGAACTGGTATTTGATATCCCGGGGAGACGTTAGCATTTCCTCCATATCCTGCAGTTGTAGGAGTAGTTGATATTTTAGGCTGATCCTTTGGACCAAACATCCAGTCATAAGATTTTTTTGCAAATTTAGCCTCCTGTGTAATCCCTCTTACAGATTTGGTTAATTCTTTAACTCTAGCAGGATTAGATGCTAGTGTTGTTAATTTTGATCCCCCTTTCATTACAAAGTTCTTAAGGGAGCCTATCATTTTTCCTATAAATGGACCTATTCCAGCAAATTTAGTCATAAACTTAGAGCTTTTTAAGAAGGCCACTATTTTAGGAAAGAATTTGGCAACCAAATTTATAAGAGGCTTTAATATGGAAGCTCCTATTGCTTTACCTTTTCCTAAAGCTTTAACTAAAAGTGTTCCGCCAGCTCCAATATATTGACCGAAAAGTGGAATAAGACCTATTGCACATAGTCCAGCTAATAGATATTCACCTTGCTTAGCATAAGAAACTAAATTTATCCCTTCTGCTACTGATCCTACCCCAGGAATAAGGGCTGCAAAATCTAGAACAGTATTATACCAGGCCTCCATTAATGCTGGATCCTCGGAACTAAGATATTCTAGAGATTCATTAATTTGCTCATTAGTAAAAAATATAGGGGATTCATTTTCGAATAAATAGTCCTCTAAAGAAAGAATGTTATTCATACTTTTTTTATTGTATATATCCCTCCTATGAAATTTTTAATTCCTAAATGGTATAAGTGATATGCTTTATAGATCTAATAAAATATATGTAGACGATTCTCCTGTTCACGGAAGAGGAGTTTTTGCAGCTGAAAAAATAAAACCCGGGGAGATCCTTGAGGAATGTCATTATATAAAAGTTCCAGAGGATATTCAATATCCACAAATACTAAGGGATCATTTTTTCAGTTGGCCTAAGGGAGAAAGTGGATTAGTTATATGTTTAGGATTCGGTAGTATTTTTAATCACTCCGACAATTTATATAATGCAGATTGGGAAACTGATACAAGGAAAAATAAGATAATATTTTTTGCAACTAGAAATATAGAAGTAGGTGAAGAAATATTTACAAACTATCAGAAATATTAACAGAAATCTTTTTTTTTAAAGGGGCTTATACTCTACATTTGGTATATAAAATAAAAAACAAAATGGAACCAGAAGAAATAAAAAAACATTTGAATTTTGAAGAAGAAATTGATAAAATGTATGACGAGCAGTCACGAAAGCTTTATTCTTATATAGAAGCGGAAGGCGAGAAAGCTTTTGAAAAAGAGAGTCCATTGTACAAATTCTTAAAAACAGACCTTTTTGAAAGATTAATTTCTCACTTTGAGTCTACTGAAGAATATGAAAAGTGTGCTTACATTTTAAAATTATCCCAGAGAATAAAAGAAAAAATCTCTTAAGAAGAAACTTTATCGAAATTTCCCATATAATATAATATGGGAAAGGGAAAAAGATATATTAAAAAATCTGCTGATGGCAGATTTTTTTTGCATATAGAGGAACCTGAGTACTCTATAGATCCGGATAAAAAAAGCAAATTGTGGCTTTCCTCGCCATATCTCTTAGAGGAATCTCTAAAACAAGATCCAGGTGTCACTACCAAAGTATTAGATTATCTAATAAAATGGAACGAAATAAACCAAAATTTCGAAACGTGCTCAAGACTGCTTGGATTAAAAAATGCTATAAAATAATCTATTTTTAAAAGATTCTCGGACCAAAATAAAAAATCTGAGTATAATAAATGTATGTAATTAAAAATTGATGATATGAGTGATTTTTTTATTAAAGGGGGATTTAATTTGGGTAGGATGATTTCTTTTTCTAAATCTAGTTATAGAGAAAAATATCCGGATAATGAGGTATACTTTAATGCTAATATTTTTGTTCTGGGTGAAGGAAAAGTTTGGTACGGCGATGTTGATGTAACGAAAGACACGGACTCGCTTCAAAATGTTGCTAGAGAAATGGGGAAAGATTTGTATATCCTTAGTGAGATGGACGGAAGATTCGAAAATGAAAATTTAGATGATTCTGAAATCATTAGGAGATCTAGATGTAAAATAAGTAAATAATTTAATTAATATGGCTAAGAAGGAATTTTCGTTTGCAGAACTTGATAAACAATTATCTAAAATCGATGGATTTGAAATGGGATCTATATTGGAGAATAACGAATTCTCTGAGGTTACTGATTGGATACCAACAGGAAATTATTTGTTAAATGCCCAACTATCGGGAAGTTTGTTTGGAGGAATTGCTAATAACCGATCAATGGGTATTGCTGGTGATCCACAAACAGGTAAATCATTCCTGTGTATGAACATAGTAAGAGAGGCTCAAAGAAAAGATTATAATGTAATCTATTGCGATACTGAAGGTGCTATTGATAAGTCTGGAGCAAAAAAATTCGGGATTGATACAAACAAAGTTAGATATCAACCTATTAAGACTATTTCAGACTTCAAAGTATTTGTTGCTAATTTAGTTGATAAAGTTAAGGGATATAGAAAAGAAGGTGCAGATCCTAAGATTGCTCTTGTTTTAGATTCACTTGGTATGTTATCTACTGATAAAGAAACAGGAGACGCATTAAAGGGTAAGAGTGCAATGGACATGGGTATTAGATCTAAAGAATTAAGATCTTTATTCCGCGTTATTACCTTAGATCTTACTGCAGTTAAAATACCTCTTATATGTACAAATCACACAACTACAGGTAACATTGGAGGATTTATGCCAACAAAAGAAGCTGCTGGTGGTGATGGTCCTATCTTTTCTATGAGCAACGTGATTATGCTATCTAAAGCTCAACTTAAAGAAGGAGACACTAAAACTGGTATTGTTGTTACATCGACACCTAAAAAAGCTAGATTCACTAGACCATATGCTGTTAAGTTCCATATTTCATTCATGAATGGTATGAATCCATATGTGGGATTACAGGACTTTGTTTCTTGGGAAAATTGCGGAATACAAAGAGGTAAATTAGAAGTTGATAAAAAAACTGGAGAAATGGAATTCATTCCAAATGAATCTTCACCAAGATGGGCAGTTAGACATTTAGGAAAAACCGTTCCATCGACACAAATATTTACTGCTGAAGTGTTCACTGAGGATGTACTTAAACAATTAGACGAGAATGTTATACAGCCCCACTTTAAATTACCAGATCTGTTTGATGAATCAGAGCTAGAAGATTTAATAAATGGTGATGTAGAAGAACAAGAAGTAACTGAGTCTAATGGAGAAGAACAAGCTTAAATTAAAATACCTTCTTGGGATATGGAAGGATCTACCTGAATACCCAACTAAGGAGGACATAATTTACGAGTTAAATTCTTATTTAGTTAGAGACGGAAGACCTGATGGGGAATTCTCAGATCAGACATTTAATTCATTCCTGGAATCGGACTGGAAGAAAACTAATCATGGTAAATTAGTAAAAGAATTAATAGATACTGGAATATTTGAAAAAACAGAAAAAAGTATAGGAAATAAAAATTGGTATAAAATAAAGGACAATCCACACTATTAGAAAATGCAGAATCAACACTTAGAAAATATTTGGTTTAGAGCGGTTATAGATAATCCGGCTTATATAGATGCTACCGACGTTAGCTTTTTTAAGAATTCGGACTATCAGGAAGCTTTTAAAGTTATAAAATCCTTCTGGAAAAAATATCAACAAATACCAAGTAAAATTCAGGTAAGGGAGTCTGCAAAGCTTTTAAGAATAGATGATAGGCTAACAGATTCTTTGTTAGACTCCATGTGGATGATAAATCTGGAGGATTATGATGTTGAGTGGCTCCAGCAAAATGTAGAATCATGGATCGAATGGAAAACACTAGAGAAGAGTGCAGTAGATTCAATAAACTACATAAGAAGCACGGATGTAACTCCGGATAACATCAAAGACGTAATAAACACATATAAATCTATTGTGGTCGACAGAAATAAGGTCGACTTTTCTTTTGATATGGGCTTAAACTTTAGGGATCCAGACTCGCACAAACAGCCTAGCAATCTAACATTTTCTAGCGGATATGATTATATAGATTTTTGTTTAGGTGGAGGATTTTCAGCAAAAGGATTATATGTTTTCTTGGGACAGCCTAAAGTAGGTAAAACATTATGGCTAGGTAATATAGCAACACAGGCAATTAGAGCATCCAATAATGTTGCTATTATAACTCTAGAGCTTAATGACAGAAAATATATGAAAAGATTAGGATCTAATCTATTAGGAATAAGAATGTCCGAATATAAGGACAGTGCAGAGAACGATGCTTTAATTAAAAAGAAGATCACAAATCTTGCTTTCGAAAACTTAAGAACCCCTGGAGAATTGGTAGTTAAGGAGTTTCCAACTTCACAAGCGTCTGCAATAGATGTTGAAAATTGGCTAACTAAAGTGGAGCAGATAATGGGGATGAAGTTCAAGATTGTTATTATCGACTATATCAATATTATGAAGAACTGGAGAAATCCAAATTCAGAAAATACATATATGAAGATTAAGCAAATAGCTGAGGATTTAAGAGCTGCTGCTCAAAGAAACCAATGGGCTATTGTTACAGCAACACAAACAAAACAAAGCGAATTTGACGCTACAGATTTAAGTATGAACTCTGCATCAGAATCCTCTGGACTAGTTGCTACAGTGGATGGTATGTTTGGTATCATCCAGGATCCAATGATGTATACGAACAACGAATATAAGCTAAAGTTGTTAGCAAATAGGGACGAGGGATATAAAAATTCCTACAAGAAATTTTTAGTTGATTACAACTTTATGAGGATTTCTGAAGATCCCAATTCCCAAATAATGAATGATTAATGAAAAGGCAAAAAAAACTAATAGAAGATGAAAAGGATGATCTTAATATAGATGGCGAATTAGAGGAAGCTGCTCAAAAAGAAGAGCCAGGGGAAGAGGAGTTTGAAGTAGATCCTGCTTTAGATTATAGAAGTTTACATTCCGTAGTTACTTATGAAGATGAGGATTACATATATTCTTGTAATTTAAATGATAAAATAGATGAGATCTTTCAAGCTTCCAGATGGACGGTAATAAGTCCGAGTAAAAAAATCCCCAAGGATTTAATCCCATTGATCTTTCAGGACATTTTAAAAGAGTTGGAAGATACCGAATTTAGTATGGTTGAAAAATTTGTTGCTATTTGTGACTATACAGCAATAAATTATCAGAAGGCTTATGAATCTATTCATATGAAATATAAAGAGCTTATAGTTCAAGAAATGGATCAAAAATATGGTATTTTAGGTAAAAAAGGAATTAAAAAAATATTCTAATGGAGAAATTCCCAGGAATTAAAAGAATAATATTTATTACTGATACACACTTAGGGGTTAGAAACAATTCTAACGATTGGATTGAGATACATGAGAATTATTTTAAAAATTGGTTTATCCCCCTATGTAAAAAAATATACAAACCGGGGGATTGCCTCGTGCACCTGGGAGACGTGTACGACAGTAGGCAGTCACTAAATCTTAGAGTTCTTAATCTAGGTATAGAGATATTTGAAGAACTTTCCGATATCTTTAAGGATGGGATTTTTATTATATGCGGTAATCACGACATATATGGAAAAAATACCAATGAGGTTAATTCTTTAAAATCTCTAAAATGGATTCCTAGAATAAAAATATACGAAGAGCCTGAATCTGTAATAATGGGAGGACGCAAGGTTTTTCTTATGCCATGGAGAAAGGACCATGACGCGGAAAGAGAAACATTAAGATCCGTAAAAGATCCTCACGACTATATGTTTTGCCACACAGATTTAAAAGGATTAATGTTCAATAAATTTGTTAGGATAGATGAAGGATTGGAATATACAGAAATAGATAAATTTGATAGAGTTTATTCTGGACATATACACTACTCACAAACTTTTGGTAAAATGAGAATGCTAGGATCTCCTTATCAGCTCACAAGATCTGATACGGATAATCCTAAAGGTATAACTGTTCTTGACTTGGAAACAGGATACGAGGATTACTATGATAATGACTATTCTCCAAAGTTTATAAGAATGACTTTTGAGAAAGTCATAAATTCTAATCCATCAGAGCTAAATCCTATATTCAAGAATAATTTTATAGACATATTAGTTGATCCAGAACTAGCAGTTAAAGCTCCACTAGGTCTATTAACAGAATATGTTAATCCTCCTTTGAAGATCTCATTTACTCCTATAACAAATCCTGACCATGAGGTAGTGGATGAGGGATTTCACGATCTAGAAGGTAAAAACTTTTCCATCCTAGATCTCACTAAATTATATCTTGAAAAATGTAATTACGAGGAGGAGAAGAAAACAAAAATATACAGCGCGATAGAAAAACTGCTACATAAAATATCTGTACAAGTTAAGGAAGATGAAAATCAAGAAGATTGAATGGAGGAACGTTGCCTCGTATGGTAATAAGATCCAAAAATTAGAATTACCCGAAAGTGCTGGGTTAATACAGGTTGTCGGAGAAAACGGAGTGGGTAAGTCTACCATATCTGACGTAATAACTTTTGGGCTATATGGAAAACTAGAGGGTAAAAAGCTAAAGGATATACCAAACAGATCCAACAAAAATGCTTGGATGAAAATATCTTTTGAGCAGGATGGTAAAAATTATGAGGTTGAAAGAGGATTGGATCCTCCACTTTTCCAACTATCAATTGATGGCAATATTTACGATCAAGCAGGAAAAAACAACGTTCAAGATTATCTTAGCGATGACATATTAAAGATACCTTATTATGTTTTTAATAATACGATTTCTTTATCAATAAATGACTTTAAAAGCTTCTTAAAAATGAGCACGGCTGATAAGAAGCTTATAATAGATAAAATATTCGGATTTTATATCTTGAATGAAATGAGAGATATTTTAAAAGAGGAAAGTAAAAGTATAAAATCCCAAATAGATCAGTTAACCGGGGAGATCTTTGCAACTGGTAGATCTATATCGTCATCCCAAAAAGAACTGGAGGAATTACAACAAAAAATAATCGAGAACTCAGGAACAGAAATAGAGAAAACACAGGAACAGTTAGAGAAATATAAATCTCTGCTAGAGCTACATACAGATAAAATAAAATCATTTAGGACTAAGGAAAATCAGGTAAACAAAGCGGTAACGGATTCGTATGAAAAGTATAGTGATTTAGGTGCAAAGATGAAACAACTAGACACCAAAATAAATCTGTACAACCAGGATAAGTGTCCCACTTGTTCCTCAGATTTGTCAACAGATTTTCACAAATCTATATTTGACGATCTTTGTAAACTAAAAGAAAAATATCAAGAAGATCTTAAGAAGCTAAAGTCTAATTACGAGGATGCTAAAAAATCACAGAATAAAATAGTAGAAACAAAGAACGATCTTTTCTCTAAGGGCAGTAAAATAGAAACTGGTATAAAAACCCTACAAAGTAAAATAAAGGATCTTAAAACTGCTAAAAACAATGATGAGGCTAATTCTATAAGGAAGCTTTTATCTCAGGCAAATGAGGATCTTACTGCATTTAATCAGGAGAAAGCTTTATTTGAAGAAAAGCAGGGATGGATAAAAACTTTAGATGAAGTGCTCAGCGAGAAAGGGGTAAAACAGCTAGCAATAAAATCAATACTTCCCTCACTAAATAATGAGATATTAAATACGCTTCTTTCTTTGCACCTACCGTATAAGGTTGTTTTTAATGAAGAATTCAACGCTCAAATTTTCCATTTAGGCGAAGAAATATCTCCACAAACACTTTCCACTGGAGAAATGAAAAAAGTTGATTTTGCGGTACTTATAGCAGTAATAAAGCTAATGAAAATAAGGTTCTCTTCGGTGAATATTCTTTTTTTGGACGAGATCTTTAGTTCGGTAGATCCCGACGGAGTTCACAGTATACTTAGCACATTAAGAAAACTTTCTGATGACCTTAGCATGAATATATTTGTAATAAATCATGCACCAATGCCTACAGAGATATTCGATTATAAAATAGAAATATCTAAAAAGAATAGTTTCTCTGATATTGCTTTTGATAAATTGTCATAGGATATATAAAACATGGCAGAAATATATCCAGCAGGAACAGAATCTATAAGAAACCTTACCCCTACTTTTAATTACTTTTTAGTTATTAAAGGGGATTCTTTAGTAGATGACATACCACAAAAAGAATATTTCGTTTATAGATTTAAAGTTCCAGTTAATAAGAAAGACGGGATATCACAGTTAAATAACTATTTTAAATCTACTGATCTCTCTATAGTTTATGAATGTAGGGAGCTTTCTGATATTGAATATGCAACTGGTAATTTTTTTCATCCGGATTATAAAAATTCAATGAAACAGCCACTAAGATTTAAAATGAGAGAAATCCCTATCTATTTACAATCTCAAATAAGAGTTATAGACTTAGAGAAAGATCCATATCAATACGGAAGCAAGCCCATAATAAGGGACAAAACATCAGTAATACTAGACAATAACTAAAAGAATGAATTTTTTAGAAAAATATAATACAGACGACGTATTTTTTAGAGGTGTAATTATAGGCCTTTTAAGTAAACTTAATGAGGTTATAACGTATGAGCAGGTAGATAGTAATCAAGAAGTTTCTAAAATCTATATTCCTTTCTTCTACTCTATGGTCGGTGACGAACCATTCCTACAAGATTTTTATCTTTCTTATGAAGACTGTGACGGTAAACCTGCTTTTGCGGAGGGAAATTACGATGTGATACCTAGGGGTATAATAGAAATAGGAACGACAAGAATAGACACAGGATCTGCTACTACTAAATTTGTCAGAGGATCTTATGCTAAAGAAATAGAAAAGGAGACCGGTAGTGAGATGGTTACTTATTCGTCATACTTCTATCCAATTCCTTTAGGGATATCAATCAATGCAAAGATAAAAGCTGATACAACTCTAGACGCTTTTAAAATCCAACAAAGTGTGCTTGAAATATTATATAAAAGATTCGTTTATTATTTCTATTATAAAGGATTTAGAATCCCTGTACAGGTGAGTTTAGGTGATGCACCACCAGATAAACAGCCCAACAATTTCCAAATGTCGTATGGTTCACAAAGAGGAGAAGCTATAACACTAAGTTTTTCTATGGAACTTGAAACATATTTACCTGATATAGATCAAACAACAGAAAGATTTAGAGGTAATCTAATGCAAGGAGGAATAAAACTTAATGTTGAATTAGGAACAGCTCCTCCAGACAATAGCACAATAATATCAGGATTAGGGATATATGATATCAAAAAAGATATTACTGGGGTAACTGGTGCAACTGGAGAAGCTCCTTCAAATCCTTAAGAATTTAAAGGCTGATCCTCTTTTACCTCTTCAGTTTTTGTTTCGTCAACTTCTATTTCACTAACACCAGAATCTTTAGATTTTCTATAACCTAATAGAGTAGCTCCAATAGAGACAAAAATTATTGATTGTGTGAGTATATCTACACTTTTATCTAGAAACATTTTATCAATACATCCTAGTAAAAAGCATATCCCCCCTATAAAAACAACATATAATCCTGCGGTCCCACTTCCTGATGTTTTGCCGTCTGAGTTAGAAGTAAGCTGTGCAAAACTAAACTTCTCCATAGTAGCTCTAAATTTTTTCATATACTTTTTTCTGATATATATTAAAAACATTTCTCCAAAATGGCAGACAGCCCGATAGAATTTTCTGCAATAGGTAATTATAGAATTATATCCTGGTCAGAACCATTCAAAAACGTAGAAGCTTTTAATGGATGGGTAATAGATACAAGTGGAGAAAATCCTCCGCACATATACCTGTATCTAGAGTATAGGTGGAGTATAAATGGTTCAAATTGGTCTTTGTGGGCTCCTTTAACCCAACAATCTATTGGAGATATTCCTATATCATCGGATAACCCATTCTGGATTGAAGTAAGATTAACAGCTTCTTCTGATGATGATTCAAGTCCATATTATCCGCCAGGAACAACATTAAGTCCACCGATAGTTTTATTAGACTTCGAATTAGATCTACAGTATAAAACTGTTGATCCTAGAGATCTAATGACCAATCCTCCCGCTCCATTGTGTAGCAAGGAGCTAACTAACTATCCTATAGTTTTTTCTGACTGTGATTTCACCTTCAGGCCTTACGATATTAATAGATCCATAAACATGTACCAGGATCTAAGTAAAATAGTAAATAACGTGTTCGGACACGAGGTTGTTTACTACTCAGTACAACCACAAGGAAGAGGAAGAGACGTGGTTCTTAAAGAATACAACTTATTTAATGTTGTTGATGAGAAATGCGTTAAAGTAATGGTTCCTAATAACCAATTCCCCGATGCAGCCCTTACTTTCGATTCGTGGGGGTTAAACTTTAATCAACCATTCGAAATTCACATCGACAGAAAATATTTTGAAGGTATATTTGGTAAAGGATCTCAACCAAGAAAAAGAGATATTATCTATTTCCCTTTAACAAACAGAATTTATCAAATAGATTCAATGTATGTTTTTAGGGATATAAATAACTATCCGGTTTATTTTAAGATTCAGCTCACTAAGTACGAAGTTAAAAAGAACACTACATTTATCGATCCACAAGCAGAAGCTGCTTTATTAGATTATACTGTTAATACTAAAGATCTATTTGGAGAGGAAGTTAAGAACGAAGAAATAGAACTGACAAAACCTCAGCAGTACGCCATAACCTCACAGAGAAGATTAGAGGATCCTATAAGATCATATATAAACAAAGATCTTCCTATAATAGAATATGACCTTAATAATAACTGGACTATAGTGTTTAACAATTATTATGATTTAGATAGAATATTTGTTGATGCACAGGCTCAGGTTGATCCATCTTCCCCTTCCTTACTAGTTATAGAAAGAGACGCCGTAAGGTGGAAGGCAGATCCAGTTTTAACAGCAAATGAGGAAAGAGCATTTCTTTGTTGGTTTAGAATAAGAAATTATTTAGATCGCAGCAAATTAGTTCCTAAGCCTGCTCCTAGAGTACCTATTACTATTGATAATATAGGAACTGGACAAATAACATACAGCACCTATCCTATACCACATAAATTAAGCATGGGTGAAAATCCAAATGGATTTGTATCTATACTAGCCGACGGTATCAGATCGGGTGGATTTGAACTGCTGTCAGTAGACGATCAGTTTAGATTTACAATCAAAGACGAAGGAGCAACAGCTCCTGTAACAACTGCTGGATGGAAAATGCAAAAAGCACAGGCTAGAACTCTTTTTGATGGTTATTATAATGGGCAGGGGATGCTTATCGATCTTATATGGAGCGGATCTAATGCGGTTACAAGCCCAACAGAAAATAATTATTTACAGACCGGTAGTTTTAGATTCAGGATAAATAATCTAGAGATATCTTCTCCTTTTGGTGCTGGCATATCCAGTACGATAGGGGAATTTATTCCAACAACAGATGATTGGTATGGTTTTGTTTTTAATTTCTCAAATATATTCAGACAATATTCTATGAAAGTTTGGAGACTTACATATGATCCTGATAATCCTGCAACACAAACTTCTGACCTAAGTCTAGTTCATTCATTAGATGGTGTTACTACACAGGCTTATACGTTTAATATACCACCAGTAATAGAAGAAGACTACGATAGTCCTTTTTATGGAACAAATAACTATGCTTATAAAACAAGATCATGTCCTTTATGGGCAACCAATTATAGATTTTTTAAACAAATGGTAGAAGAGGAAAAACAGTCCACTATGTTAAATCAAAATATAGTGGGAGACGCACAGCTTGGTATTATAATAGATAATGCTAAACCTATACTGAAACTTCCTAAAGTTGCCAGAAACAGATAATTTATGCCAAGAAGAAAACCAAAAACACCAAATTTATCTAAAGAGCAAGAACTTAATCTTAAGGATAAATTAGACAGTATTATACTAGCAGACGAGATGCTTTCTGGGCTGAGCACTCCTGATATACCCCCAATAAAAGCTCACAGAGAATTAAAAATAGACACTGTTAAAAGTGAAGTAGAAATGGAGGCCAGAGCAATACTAGAATCCCTTTCTAAATTCTATAATGACATAGAAAACATCTCCGAGGATTCTTATATTAAGCACAAACAGAAAATAGATGCGATGAGCATTTCAACCATGGCTTTTCAAATAAGAACTGCTCAGCATGCAATAGCTAAAATAATAGAGGAGATAGATTCAGGCAGGGTGGAGCCTAGGCTTTTTGAGGTTTTAGCTCAGCTGCAGAATCAAATAATGCAGATGCCTAAGAATTTTTCGTCGTACATGACGCAGATGGAGAAAAACTATAAGCAATTAAAAGCAGAAGGGGAAGAAATAAAAAGGGGAGGTGGAGATATACAGTTTGATGAAAACGGAAACATCATCCAATCTAAAGAAAACGAGGATCTTTTAAAAGCCAGAGGAACTAGAAGTCTTATGGAGAATCTTCAGAATGTTATGAAAAATGGTAACATAGTAAAAGATGCCGAGATAGTTACCCCTGATGATAGTTTAATAAATCCAAGAACAAAATTCGGAGGCACCTCTGACTTATTAGGGGGAGGTGAAGATGATGTAGATTTTGAACTCGATGACGATATATTCGATTAATTATGAGTCTTAAGGAAGAAAAATCCAGTAATTTCTGGTCCAGCGCCAAAGTAGAAAAATTAGTATACGACGCTGAGGAAAACGGAATAGACTACAAAGACGTAGATAATCCATTTCACGAGAATGACCCAGAACTAAGAAAAGGTAATATTCTTTTTGAATACACCGAATGGGAATTAGAGGAAATAAAAAAATGTGCGGAGGATGTTGTTTATTTCGCTGACAATTACTGTCACGTTATGACCGATGAGGGTATTAGACAGATATCCCTTAGGGACTATCAAATTCAGATACTAAACCAATACCAACACCACAGAAAAAACGTTTTCGTTTCCCCTAGACAATCAGGTAAAACTATTACGTCTTCTATATTTCTGCTATGGTATCTGTTATTTAACTTTGAAAAAAATGCCATGATTATGGCTAACATTGGCGACACTGCAGCTGAATTAATGGACAAGATTAAAGTTATTATGAAGGGCTTACCTTTCTTTTTAAAGCCAGGCCTAGTCGTTTATAACGTAATGACGATGAAGTTTGATAACGGGTGCCGTATAATGGCTAAAACGACAACTAAAACATCCTCGATCGGTTACACGATTCACATGTTATACATGGATGAGTTTGCGCACATTAATCCTAACTTTATAAATCAGTTCTTTAAATCTGTTTATCCTACCATATCATCATCACAGATTGCGAGAGTTATTATAACCTCTACACCTAATGGTATGAATAAGTTTTGGGAGATATACAAGGGTGCAGTTGAGGGAGAGAATGAATTTAACCCAATAAGAGTTGAATGGTGGCAGGTTCCAGGAAGGGACGAAGAATGGAAAAGAAAAGAAATTGCCGCACTTGGCTCTGAGGAAGACTTTAACCAGGAGTATGGTTGTCAATTTTTATCTTCTTCTAGATTGTTGTTAGATTCCAACACGTTAAAGAGACTAAAGGGATCAGAAGAGCAATTTATATTTCATGAATTATCGCCATTCGAAAAAAGTCCGATAGATTATTCTAATCTTTTGTGGCACCCTAAATTTGATCCCACATCTATATTTGAAAAAGAAGGACAAAAATTTTATATTTCTATAGACACAGCTAGCGGAGGAGGAGGCGACTATTCAGTCGCTAATATTTTTAAAGTTGCTCCTATGCCTAGCAGCGTAATAAAGAATAAAAGATTTTTCGAAGACGAGAGTGACTTTTTCTGTCTCCTTCAAGTTGGTATATTTAGGTCCAATATTATTGAAATAGACGAGTTTAAAGCATTTTTAGAGATTCTTATAGTTGATGTATTAGGAACAGACAATACAAGAATCGTACTGGAACTAGACCACAAAGGAGAAATGCTTATGGACAAGTTACTAGATTCTGAAGAATTTTTTGATGAGATGTTCGTTTACACTAAACACTCAGAAGCAAGCACTAAATTAAAGCCAGGAGTTAAATTAACAGTAAAAAATAAAGAAAAATTCTGTTACGATTTAAAAATAAATACCAGATCATATAAAATAATTCCTTCCAACAAGAACGGAATACACGAATTAGCAAACTTTGGAATAAATCCAAATGGAAGTTTCTCTAGTCAAATAGGAAAAGACGACGAAGCCATGACGCTAGTTAATTTAAATTGTGTTTTTGATGTTGGAGATTTTCAAGAAACTGTGATGGATCTCTATGATATTATCCCAGAAAAGTTTAGAAAACTGATAGAAGAGAGGCTTTTAGAAAACTCAGAAGCTGCTCAAAATAAAACTAGCGATCTATCAAACTATACTTTCTTAAACGGACTCCTTGATTCTTAGAAGAAGAATGATATATACATAGAAAAAGAAGTCAAAGGATAACTTCTTAGAATATAAATAAAAATTAAAAATGGCAAAACAAGTCAAACTTGATTTATCCCAATTTAAAGCATCTGGTGTTTACACTTTAGAATTTGATGCTAGTGAGAACATTATTATTAACCCTTCCACGATCAGATTGGTCGTAGGTTATTCTAGCGTTGGACCTTTCAATACACCAGTTTATTGTCCGGATATTACGACTTTCCAATCAGTATTTGGAGGAATAGAAAGAACTATGGAAAAGAAAGGATCTTTCTTTCATAGATCTTGCTTAGTGTGTCTACAAAGTGGACCTATATTTGCTCTAAACTTAAGACTTTTAAATAATACTGTAGACGAAAACGGTGATCCTGATTATGCTGCAGGTGCCGATGTAGCTAGATATAGAGCTTTCTCTATGGATACAGAGGAACAAAACGGTGCTAATGCTACTGGGGGATATTCAGATCCTTTAACAAAACAGGATAAATTATTGTCTTCTTACTACAACAAAGAGAAGTTTTGGTTCCCAGATACAACTTATTTGTTAGCTACAGAGGACACTTCAGGAGCTCAACCAGATTCAAGAAAACTATTTAGCCTTGTTAATCTTGGACAAAATCCTGTAAGTATCATAGTAAGAAAATCGTTGGATTCTAGATTTCCTTTAAGAGGATTCGACATTACAGCTAGAGAATATTTTGGACCTGATAACGTTCCTTCATATATGAATCAATATGATTATCTTTCGGATTGGTTTATTGATGTGATTGCAATAAATGGAAATTGGACTGATTATCAAGCTCTTTCTAATGATCCAGTTTATAGCCAGTACTTTACTTCTAAAGGATTTATAAAGTCACAAATAGATAATTTCTTAGCTCTTGATGGTGTTAATATTGCACTAACAGTAACAGGTACTATAATTCCTAACTTTACAGACCAAAACGGTACTTTAAGATACATCCAAACTCTAATCAACAATCAAACACCAACAACAGGTATTTTCTGTGCTGTTAACGAAGAAGCTTTAGATGATCTAGTTGATAACTCTTCAGTATTCGACTTAGTTGGTCATCACTTGGTAGATGAAATAGGTTCGGATGCAGACATTACATCAGTACCTAAGAATCTTAACTTCTTGTCATATAGTCAAAATCTATTTGCAGACTACACTTATTATAAGAACATTGACGGATCTACGGGAGGTACTGAGATAGAAGATAACCTTTCGCCATCTAATCCGGGAATGGACATACTACCAGAAACCGGAACTCTCCTTTCTGATACACTATATAATGCAACTGGAGATGCTGGTATACCGACAACTCTTTGGGACACCTATAACTCTAGTGCAAGAGACGGAGGGGCTATTTATATAGACACATTATTTACATCTACTTCCCTACACGACGACCAAATAACAACATTAGACGACTTTGTCTCAGTTTCGAGTACAGCTCCTGCAGATAGATGGGTATTAGGTAAAGTAACTTCAAACTTACCAACACCAGGATATCTTGGATTCTACGAAGGAGATTTAGTTAAATTAAGAATAGTAGAGGCAAAAACAATTACTAATTCAACTTTACCTGTCGGCGTTAGAACTCAGGTAAGATTGAGATTAAAGCATCCTCTCGTAGGATCTACTTCTTCAACAACTTATGTTGAACCTTACGAAATAACGAATAAGAGTACAGCTGCTGCCTATCAGATAGGTAATCCAGATTACTTCGATAATGATGACGTTTACTTCTCACCAGACATACCAGTAGGAACTGATTCTTACTTAGCTTACGAAAACTCAGCGATGTATAGAGACTGGGTTAAAGGAAACATCGGTGATGGTGATATTGACTGGAAAGACGATACTGGATCCTTACTTCAATATTTAAAATTTGAAGTTAACGTAGATAGAGACGGATACAATATCCTAGTTTGTAGAGCGTATGCAGATGATACGTTCGCAACTCCGGAAGCTATCTCAACTTGGGATACAACTTACATTAGCTCACTTCCGATTGGAACGAACCAAACCACAGGGGAAAGCTTTAACATAGTTTCAACTGCAGGAAACATAAGCGATTATGTTGACATTATTACACAGTTACAGCCTAATGTTATTGAGTTATCTACCGCTGTTGCTACATCTTCTGGTATAAAAGTTGGGGATCTGCTTGTATCTACAGATCTTCAGACTTATGATAACCCTTTAACTGAAAATCTTCAATCTAGATTAACAAGAGTACTGGAGGTTAAAACGGTAGCTTCTGCAACATCTCCTGGAGTTTACACTGTACAAGTTAAAACAGAAAGACCAATTAAGCTTTACCCTGGTGTGACAACAAGAGTTTGGAAATTTAAAAACATCCAAGAGTTTGTTAAGTCATTTAACTTTACGTATCTTCCTGGCGCAGACATTAAAGCAGCTTCTATGCCTAATGGAACAGACACAAGAATGAATGACATCTTAGATGTTCTTACGAATACTAATCTTGCTAGAACATTAGCAGATACTGACGTAATTACATTCCGATACATTGTTGATACATTTGACGGAGGTATACAGCCAAACTGTAAATTCCAGCTTACTAGACTTGCTAAAAACAGACAAAAATGTTTAGCAATTTGTAACCTACCTTCGATGAAGAAGTTTGCAGAATCCATAGATCCTAGATTTACTTCTGCACCAACTGCAACTGATCCAGCTCCACTTTTACAAGCTAGATTCATCGCAGATGGAGGTAACTTAAGTCTTAATCCGTCATTTACTTTCTCTTTACCAGATGAAGATCTAGGTGCTAAATTCTCAGGATTCTTTGCGCCATTCTTAACAATCAGAGAAAACAATAAGAATTTAGATGTTCCACCTTCAGCTTATGTTTCTAACAATTTTATACGTAAGTTTATTACAGGCGAACCTTATTCAATCGTAGCTGGTCTTAAGAGAGGTATTATCTCTGCTAGTAACTTAGTAGGATTGGAATATGATTTCGACTTACAAGATAGAGAATACTTAGAGCCATTCGGAGTTAACCCTATCATCCGTAAGAGAGGAGTTGGTATAGTTATCTACGGTAACCAAACAAGCTACCAAAGAACAAACTCTGCATTCAACAACTTACACGTAAGAGATTTATTAATTACTGTAGAGAGTGCAATCGAAGAAATCCTTTCTAACTACGTATTTGATTTCAATGAAGATAATGTTAGACTTGAAATTAAAACATTAGTAGACAACTACTTAACCGGAGTAAGATCTGTTGGAGGTATCTACAACTATTTGACTATCATGGACTCTTCTAATAATACTCCTGCAATAATCGATCAAAACATCGGTATTATCGACGTAATAATCGAACCTGCAAGAGGTATTCATAAGTTCATTAATAGAATGACAGTTACTAGAACAGGAGGTATTGCTTCAGGAGGATTCATTCAATTTAGCTAATAAATTGTAGAGAATTCTTGAATGTAAATATATAAAATAAAAACATGGCAGGATTACCACATTATACAAGTTCTAAAGCTTCAGTTAACAAGTTCGAACCTGTTTTCCTCAACCAGTTCGAGGTTATTATTACACCTCCGGCTGCTATTCCAGTTCAGGCTGGAAATCCAGGAAGTTCTAATATATTATTAGAGCAGGTAACAAACGTTACTGGATTACAGGTAGACCAGAACCCTTCTGAGGTTACTCAACAGTATAAATTTGCTAAAAGATATTATTCTGGTGCAGCTCCACAAAGAACCGGATTAGATGTTGGTATGGGATTTGAAATCAACCTTAACGAGAATAACTCTATGTATGTTTTTAAAACACTTCGTCAGTGGTCGGATTTAATCTACAATCCATTAACAGGAGCTATGGGGCTTAAAAAAGATTACACTGGAAATATATTAATCAATGTTTTCAACAAGCAAGGAGATATTTTCAGAAAAATAAATCTTAGAGATTGTTTTCCGATGTCAGCTATACCAGAAATGGCGCTTAACTACACCCAAACATCTATTTATAAAATAGATATTACTTGGGCGGTTGATTATTTCGAAGACGTGTTTATATAAAAATTAAAAAAAATGGCAGGATTACCACATTTTACATCAGCAAAAGCGGCAGTACAATTGTACGAACCGGTATATCTTAACCAATTTGAGGTTATTATACAGCCTCCTGCTGGGGTCGTAAACGAGCAAGGAAACGGAGGTAGAACTCTTTTAGTAGAAAATGTTTTATCTGTTGCTGGTTTAAGTGTTGATAAAAACCCACAACCTGCAGAACAGAGATACAAATTTACCAAAAGAAGATACGCTGGAGGTATGGTAGATGATACAGGTGTTAAGGTGAGAATAGAATTTGAAACAAACCTTAACGATAATAACAGCAACTATGTTTTTAAAACATTACGTCAGTGGTCAGATTTAGTTTATAATCCTCTAACTGGTGCTATGGGAATAAAATCTACATATGCTGGAGGAACTTATATCCTTATCTCAATATTTAACAAACAAGGAGACGTATTTAGGAGAATTAAATTGCTAAATTGCTTCCCTGTTGATCAGATTAAATCTTTAGATCTCGATTACAGCAACGGTACAACCCCTTACAAAATAGCTTTATCATTTAGAGCGGATTATTTCGAAGACGTTTTTAATTAATTTTATTTAACTTAATATATAAATGGAGGCTCAACAAAGTCTCCATTTTTTGTTTTTTGTTAAAACTTAGAATGTTAAATTAAAATAATATGGACGAAGATTGTGAATCAAAAAAGAAGAACAAGAACGGCTTCAATTTGCTTAGTTTTAGCGACTTTCTTCAATCCCTTCGGATTCGATATCCTTTTTGCAACTATAATGAAATGGACAAATTCCTATTGGCATACAGTAGCAATTTTTTACTCCCTTTCGGGACTTTTCTTTGGACTTTATTTCTTTTTGTCTTCAAATAAGAAACTAAACAACAAAGAAAAGGTAAAAGAGATATAAGAAGAAATAGTATGGAACATAATATGGACGACGAATTGCTTAATCAGTTGGGCAGAAAAGAAGCGGAATCTAAATTCCAATATGATCAGGATCCAGACGTTGGATCATACACTATACCAGATTGGATAAATAATGAAGCTAATCCCGCTCAAAATCAACAATCAGTTCAAAATCAAACAAACAACTTAGGTAAAGTAAACGTTACCAGAACCCCTATGGGTCTAGAGAATGACTGGAAAAATATACCAGTTACTAATCTACCATCGAAGGGATTTGGTTATCCTGAAGGGTTTGAGATTGCAATAAAAGCAGCAGGGGTTAAGGAGATAAGACAATTTTCTACTGTTGACGAGGACGACAGAATAGATCTAGATGATAAATTGAATGCTATTCTTTCTAAGTGTATGAAGATAAGATGGAATGGAGGATTTTTGGAATCGTATGATCTTTGGTATGAGGACAGATTTTATATCATAATGTCTATTAGAGATATTACTTTTATAAGAGGGGAAAACAAAATATTGCTTCCCGTAACTAAAAACTGTACAAAGCCTGACTGCAATGTACCGGATATGTTAGAATTAAGATCTAACCTATTAGATAGCTTTGTGGTTGATCCAGAGATTCTTAAAAGATATAGCAGAGAAAGCTATTCATTTAAATTTGTACCAAAAGACGGAAGTCAAGAGATGGATCTTTATATTCCTACAGTTGGAGTTACTACTATATGTAGAAAAATACTAGCAGACAAAAGAAGAAAGGGAAAAAATTTTGATGAGAGCTTTGCTAAAGTGGCTTCTTTCATAATACCTGACTGGAGAGGATTAGATGAATCTGTATATGATCAATACGAAAGGGCATCTACAGAATGGACACCACTTCAGTTCTCTATAGCTGATCAAATAACGGAGAAGATTAACTTCGCTACCAAATCAAGAATTTATAGTAAATGTGAAAGCTGTGAGGGGGAGGTCACAGCAGATATATCATTTCCCGGAGGGTACAGATCTCTTTTCGTTATTTCAGATATCTTTAGCCAACTACTTTGATATTAAGTTTAGGCTGTGGGAAGAATTTAAACTGTCTATAGATACTTTAGAATCTCTGCCCTTCTACGAATATCAGCTATTCATAGACAAGCTAAATGAAAAAATAGAAAGGGAGAATAAGAAAAACGAACAAGGAGACTTAGTAGAAGCATTTTCATTTTCAAAGCCAAAAAGATAACTTTTTGGCTTTTTAGGTATATAAATAAAAATTATTTTGGCAGGAGAAACAGGAACAGCTGGAGCAACAGGAGCAACAGGAACAGCTGGAGCAACAGGATCGGGATTCCCTATTTTTAAATCCGAGGGGGGAGCTTTTGATAGAGCCAAATTTACACAGGCGATAAGAAACAACGCAGTTGGTACAATTACGGAAGAAACATTCGAAGCTATGAAAGCTGCCGACAGTGTAGCAAAAGCAGCTAACATATTCTACGGCGAATCTTTCGATAAAAACATAAAAGAATTAGCACCTGAATTAGACCCTAAATCCGTTTATTATAGGGAAGCTTATGCAGATGTTGCATCCGATAGGAACAGGATACAAAAAAGACTTGACAAGGGTGAAGCGATAGACGGCAAAGAGATATTTGAAATGTCCAAAGGCGCTGCTATAAACAAAATAGAAAATGCAAAAATCCTAAAGACTGGTAAAGCAACAGAGATAATAGAAAATATAGGATATAGGGACATAAAAGATTTCGAGAATTTCGATGCGGTCAAGGAAGATTTTGATTCAAAAGTAACTGAGGAGAAATTTAAGTTCGAACCTTTAGTAGATAGATTTTTAGATGTTCTTAGCTACTTTAATGAGGATAGACCGATGGATGCTAGAACAGCATCATTAATATACTCCCCAGAAAACAATGCTATAATTTCAGCTCTCTCTAAAATATTAGAAGGCGAAGGATTTAACAGTGAGAGTATTGTAAACATGTCTAAAAAATATGAGGATAATCTAAACAAACTCATACAGAAATCTAAAGGGGGTACTGTCGAGGATATAAGAACGATACTGCCTGGTACTACTGGAGCTACTGGAGCTACTGGAGCTACTACAGAACAAAAGCTGGAGGAAAAGAAATCTGCATCCGAAACAGGTGCAACCGGACCAGCTACAACAGAAACCCCTCCCAGTGCAACTGGTGCAACTGGTGCTGTGTCACCAGTAGAAGGAGTTTCTACCACTACACCAAAACAAGAAGTGTCTGGTACTGGACCTACTGCTACTACAAGTGCTGAGAATTTAACAGAGAAGGGAACTACCGGAACTACTGGAACTACTGGAACTACTGGAGCAGGAACCACAGGAAAGATAGAGGAAGCTAAAACTAATACAGGTGAAAATAAAGGGGCAACAGCAGGTGGAGGATCGGCAGAACTTAGTCAATCGGCTAAGGGAATACTAGAAATGTTAGGGATAAAAGCACCCGCGTCTAAGGAGGGAGGGGAGGAAGGAAAAGATAAAGGAGCAACAGGGGAAGCTTCTGGTAGTTCAAAGGCAGACAAAATACTAAGCGAATTAGGAATTACTAAGTCTAAGGGAGCAGAGGGAGGAGTAAAAACTGATAATAAACCTAAAGCGGAAAATAAAGAAACTAAGTTAGAGGAAAAAATTTCAGGAGATATGGACAAAAAACCCGAAACTTCTGCGGTTAATACGCCTATAAAAGAAACAGTAACACAAAATTTATCTAGTGTAACTACACCAAGTACAGAAACAAAAGGAGAAAACAAAGAAGAGATAAAAGCAACACCAACGACAACTACCGAAAATAAAACCGAGGATATAAAAAGCGAAACATCAAGTGAAGTAAAAACTGCAGAATCTCAACAAAAAGAATCTGAAGATAAAACAAAAAAAGAGGATCAGGATAAAATGAATAAAGAACTGGGAGACAACATGAAATCTATGGTATCATTACTAACTCAGCTAAATAATACTTTAAAAAATCCTCTAATGGTTATATCTAACGATAAAAAATTCCATTAGGGGGTTTACTTTTTGATGAGGATTTAATATATTTGTGTAAAATAAACCTAAATAATAAACTATGAGTAAAAATTATGAAATTACAAAGGAGCTTAGATCAACACTGGTCGAGTTCTTGAATGCCTATGGAGGCTACAGAGAATGTTTGGAAATTTTGGAAAATGAGGGAAAAGAAAATTTTACAGAGGACGAAGTAAATCAAGTACTTAATCTTCTTGGGATATTTAGACTTATGGACACTTTCCATATTGTAGAGAGATTTAAAATAGAAGTTACACCTCTTAAATCCCAAGAGTCTGATGAGCAATCAGAGCCTACCTCAGCACAAGCAGAATAAAATCGACTCACTCTATTTAAGGATGGCCAATGTTTGGTCGGAGAACTCTCACTGTAAAAGGAATAAGGTCGGGTGCTTGATAGTAAAGGACAGACAAATAATATCAGACGGATATAACGGAACACCTTCTGGATTTTCTAATGAATGTGAAGACTGCAATAACAACACGCTTCCTACTGTGTTACATGCAGAAGCCAACGCCATAACTAAAATAGCTAAGAGTACAAACAGCGCAGAGGGGTCAACTCTCTACGTGACTCTGTCTCCTTGTTTTGATTGCGCTAAGCTAATCATACAAGCTGGGATCAAAAGAATTGTTTATTCTGAAACATACAGAAATACAGATTCTTTTAAACTTTTTGAGGAAGCAGGTATAGAAATAAAGAAAATAAGCATTTAAAAAAATAAGGTAATATGGCAGTAAAGAACATTCAAGAATTGGCAGAAAGTTTTATGAGGACGTCTTCGGAGAAAGATTTTGTTGAACTATATAAAAGAATTAAACCTGGACTACTAAATCATTGTAAGTCTATATTAATAGAGCAGGAAGCTGCAGAGGATGCAGTCTCTAACACTATGGCTAAAATATGGACTAAAATATCTCAGTACGATCCATCAAGAGGAAATTTTTCTACATGGGTATACAACATTGCAAGAAATGAATCTCTAGGGATTAAAAAGAATGAGGACAGATATTTACCAATGATACACGAAGTGGTAAGGAGTAATGACGAATCCGAAGATTCTTCATATCCAACAATAAGTTCGTCCCCGGTAACACTAGAAGCTGAATTTGATTACATCAGCACAGAAAATGACGAGATGGAAAATTTATACGATAACGTCATAGAGAGAATGAAGGATCTACCTGAAATCTACAAAGATATTCTATTTGATCGCGAAATCTTAAGGATGAAATACCAGGAGATTGCAGACAAATATGGTATGAAGAAAAGAGCTATTGCAACAAGAATTAGAAGAGCAAGATTAAAAGTTAGGGAGATGTTTCCGGGTGTTAATTTAACTTTTAATGATTGATTGTAACTTTTCCTTATAGATAGATATAATTGATATGAGATACCCTTTTAAAAGAGTTATAACGGACATTAGGAACTATTTCTTTATAAGAAAAACTATAAAGAAAAATGAGAAATCCATAGAGTGGGAAAGATTCAAGCTAAGAGTAGATTGGATAGGAAGAATATACACTGTAGTTAATCTTCCACCAGAAGTTATTTATTCTCCCGATTCCCCAGAAGAGATTAGACCCGCATATATTTTAGAGGAGTCTAGGCCACTCAACGAGTATCTTACTTCATTAAATTTACAGGAAATAATAATGCCTGCTATATCCCCAATTCCTAACTCTTTTTCCTATTTAATAGTTTATAGTCCATACTTCCAAAGACTTTCGATTAGATGGGTTATCTATAGGGTAATATTGATTCTTATCCTAATCTGGTTACAATATAAATTTGGATTTATGAGTTGGCTCTTAGGAGGAATTAAATACTTATGGAATGTTATCTTCTGACATACAAATAAATCGGCAAGCATTTCCTTGGGGGAGAGCTTATGTAGTAGAAGGAGCTGGCGAAGCTCCTTTAATTTTGCCTTCCGTTACTACGATTCTAAAATTAGTAAAGAACGAGAAGTATGAAAAATTAAGAGAACAGTTTGGTGAGGATAGATGGAATAAAATATTATATGATGCAGCAGAGAGAGGGACCGTTATGCACAGAATGCTTGAATTATTTCTTCTCGAATGGGCAAAAGAAAAAGATGTTGACCGGTCCCTAAAAAAAGCACAAATATTTGCTATCGAAGAAGCTAGAAGGGACGAGGGGAAATATTCTAAATATGTAAACAAAGGAAGGGACCTTTTCTGGAACTTCTATCACACAAATTTTTGGGAGGATATAGAAGAGGTGGTTGACAACGAGGCTTTTCTTTATACAACATTTAAGGGAGGATGGGCAGGAGCATGCGATTTTGTTTACCGGGATAAGGAAGGATATTTAATAGTTGACGATTTTAAATCATCAACTTCGCTAAAGGATGAAGATGATATTTTAAGTTATAAGTTACAAATATCAGCATATATGTTTATGTGTGCTGAGAAATATAAAGAGGTTCCTAAAAAAGGAAGAATAAGAATAGCAAACGAGCAAACATCCAATATACAAACTTTTATTGTGCATGACTATGAATTAAAAGATTATCTTGGACAATTCATAGAACTAGCCAGAAAATTTAGAGAAATGCACGGTATATGAGAAACTTATTAATTATTAATCACTATAAAAATAAAAATTAAAATGGCAAAAAAACAATCATTAGAAGTGATGGAAGCTAAAAATGAAGCGGCACTTGAGAAATTCATCAGTAAAGTTGATACTGAAAAAGTGAAATCCATTAAAGAAGATCTTGAAAATTACAAAGCAAGTCTTAAAAATAAGGAGTATGCAGTATCAATGAATGACTCACTTTTACATAGATTTGAAACCTATATGAGAGAGGAAGTTCAGTGGAGATCTAAAGAAGCTCTTGGGGTTAAAGAGATTTTGAAAAGAATTGACGAGGTAAAATCAGAAGGTATCAAGGATGGCGTTGTTTATTTTACTAACTTAGAGGTTGAGGCTTCGCACTATTTCATCCTGAAAATGGAGGGGAAAGGACAAAAAGAAATTGAGCATTTTGTGGCTCTTTGGAAAACTTTTGAAGAAACTTTAGCTTTGATCCAACAAGATAACTTAGTAGTTAAGGATCTTGAGCAACAACTTGCAGCTGCTGAGCAAGGAATAGAATTAGAATAATTGTTTCCATAAACATAAAAGAAGAGACTGGTATTAATGCCAGTCTTTTTTTTGGATATATACTTAAGTATGAAAAATAAATTATTACCTTGGATAATAGCACTATCTGCTCTATCCGTTTCTGGATCTGCTGCTTTCTATTCGGTATCAGGCTTAGGTAAAATGTTTGCGGGTGCTTCGTTACAGGTTATGGTTTTAGCTGGAAGCTTAGAGTTTGCTAAACTAGTTACTGCATCTCTTTTATATCAATATTGGAAAAAACTTAACCTGGGACTGAAGGTTTATCTTTCCATAGCAACTGTTATATTAATAATTATAACTTCTGCTGGTATTTATGGATTTCTATCATCTGCTTACCAAGAAACATCTTTCAAAGTTCAAAACCAGGATAAAAATATAGAGATATTAGATAAAAATATTTCTATAGTACAAACCGAAATAAAGAACTTCGAATCACAAATAAAGCAAAAAAGCGACAGATTAGGACAACTAACGATAATAAGAACAAATCTTCAATCCACTCAAGATGTTCTCATAGAAAAATCAAAATCTACTAATGCTGTTAGGCAACAAATAAAAGAGGTTGATTCTGAGATAAAAAGAATGGATTCTGAGATATCTGTATTGAACGATTCAATCTCATCTAAAAATACAAGAATAGCGTCGATAGAACAACAAAAACTAGGCGTATCCTCTAATGCAGACCTTGCCAAGGAGGTTGGTCCTTTGAAATATATTGCAAAATTAACAGGTAGTGATATAGATAGTGTAGTTAACTGGTATATAATCGTTCTAATGCTTGTTTTTGATCCTCTAGCAATAGCTCTAGTTGTTGCTGCAAATTTTGCATTCGAAATGAATCAGAACGAAAATAAAAAAGAAGAAGAAATGAAAGAAAAAGAAGAGGGGATAATAAAAAAATTATGGTCGAAGTTAACTAAAATAAGTACTAGGAGAAATAATTCACAGAAAAAAGTTTTACCTCAAACAGATGAACAAATTCGGAACGAATTATCACAAGAAGTTAAAAAAACAGAAGCTTTAGATGTAAAAACAGATAGCCAGCTAGATTTATTTAATAGTACACCAGAAGACAGTAAGCAAGAAGCAGAAAAACCAATTGAGGATAAAACAGAAACACAAGAGAATAAAATAGAAGATCAAGATAAATATAAGACGGATAAAAACCTTAACAGTAGAGTAAAAAGCAACAGAGATAGGTTCAGAGGAAATCCTGACGTTAAAAGCTCTAGGGAAGGAATTAGAAATAATACTGGGGACTCAAACCCTTTAAATTTAAGATGATTGGAAAAGTTTATACAACAGACCAAAGGTATGTAAAATATCTAGAATGCAATCCTGCTGTTTATAGGAGAGTTTATTTCCAGTCTTGTAATTTAGACGTAAAAGAGGGTTCAAATATTCTTACCACTGTCTCCCTCTGTGATTTTAAACTAGAATCACTAGGAAGCTCAGAATTAGGTGGATGTGGGGGATCTGGTAAAAAAACTGCAACCTTAGGTCCATTAGGAACATACACGTTAACTGCTCCTGAAATCGGGCAAGCACAAGGAGAAGTGCAAATGATAGTAGTTAAAGTCAAGTATGAAAAATCATGGGTAGAGGAGGAAAGATATTTAAACTGGGAATACAAAGGAAACATATATCCTTTGCACACCTTGATGGTACTAACTGGAAGAACAGAGGCAGAAATACCATGGCAAGGATGGGATCTTAGCTATTATTCAAATAACCCCCCTAGCCCAGATTTTAGCCCTCAGCCATACCCAGTAATAACTTCACCTAATCTTTCTTTCGGTGGGATACTTTTCAGCAATCCTAATGATTTAAAAAGTGCTGAACTAGAAATATTTATTTTTAACTAATGGCTACACCACCCCTAGTATGTGATCCAATCCAATTTGAAGGAGCTATTTTCCAAAGATGCAATCTTCAGGTTATTAGAGGAACAACTGTTATTAAAGAAATGAGCCTCTGTGATACAAACATTGAAATTGGAAATTACTCAAGTTTTAGTGGATGTGTGTATGGAAATTCAAGTCTAGTTTTAAACTCTGAGGGAATGGGAGAACTTTGTTTTATAATGATCAAAGCATCATATCCTACTACACTACCAGTTTCTAGTAGATTTATAAACATAATATACAATGGTTCATACCTTCCTATGTCAAATCTTACTATCTTAACCGGAAATCCCTCAGATTTATCACCATATACAAATAACAGGGGATGGGACTTAGATCCGAACGGTAGCGACATAGAATCGCCATTTTTTAGCAATGGCGGGATGATTCTTTATAATCCACATTCGGTTAGAGTGAATGTGGATGTTATTTTAGGTGGTAGTATTCAATGAGAGATAAAAATACATAGAAAGTTTAATTAAGTAAGATATATACTAAAAAAGCGAATAACAAATGGAAAAAAATATTAATCCAGAGATCAATAGATTAAATATGGAGACTTCTAGAAACGCAGCAGATTCTCTTAGAGGATGGGCTGGACTAGGATCAGAAAAAAAACCTGTTGCATCTACTTTCCTTGGCGGCTCAACAGCTCAAATGCTTAAAGAATCGCAAAACTTTGATATTTCAGGACAGCCTAAAAACAGCGTTGTTTTTAGTTTTGGTCTAGTTAATACGGTTTCTGCTTTAAAAAATTCTTCTTTAGGTGATCTCCCGGCAGGAAAAATACTTTTAGAAAAATACGAGCACTTATTATTAGGAAAAGGTATTTCTGAAGCTTTTGTATTGGAAGGCTTTTTAAATGATCTTAAGTCATTTTCTTGGGAAAATTCAGTAGTTCCTGTTTTAGAAAATTTAGAAAGAATCTTTGAAAATAGAAGAAGAGAAATAGAGGTTGTTAAAACATACGAATCTATTAAGAATGCACCAGGAAGAGAACTTTTTTCCGATGCTACTAAACAAATGAAATCGTGGTTGCTTGCAGAAAATAAATCAAGTGATACCCTAATCCACGGCCTTAAAAGCTTTGGATTTAATCCTATGGTTAGAAACTTGGTTAGCTTTCTATCTCTTTATGAAAATGATAACAGCGGTAAATTTCATGTAGGTTTTGATAACAATGTTTGTAAAATAGATAATTTATATTCACCGATATCAGTTAACGAAAATGAGACATTATTTTACTCCTCTGGTAAATTTTTAAAGATCGATCACGAATCTGGAATTATCCAAGAATGTAACATGGATGAAGTACCAGCTGAACTTGCCGATAAGGCTCAAATAGTTAGCGATAGGGACGTAAAAATCGACAACAATAAGATTTCATTAAATATTGGAAACAATAAGGTAGAGATAGTATTTACGAACGAATCTAAGGAAGTTTACTTCGACGGTAAAAGAATAAACGAAGAGGATCTTCCCGTTGCAGTTAGTGTTAGCACTAATAACCTTTTAGAAAGCTCTAACCATAAGATCAGTAAAGCAGTTTTTGTAGCTAAATCTGCTGAAGATATTGTTGATATCGATTTTGGTAAGAAGATAAAATCTAAAGTATACGAGAACGTAGAAGTTAATTTATTTAAAACTGAATCAGGAATTTATGTTCAAACCGTTAATCCAGCAATGAGATTAAATAAAATCTACGAAGCAAATGCAACACAGGCTATTAAAATTGTTAAAGATTTTATTAAATATGACATCTCTGAATCATTAACAGAATTCTTAGAAGGAGAAGAAGCTTTCCTAAGCGTAATGAAAAACGATAAGAATGAAATAGTTAAAAACGTAGAGATCTTAGAAAATCAGCTTAGAAAATTAGATATAGCTAAGAGAGAAAATCCTTTACTTGCTAACTCTGAAGAACTTATCACATTAGAAGAAGGGATTCATAATGAAATTTCGTCTCTACAAGATAGATGGAACCAAATCAATCTTGAAATTTCCAGATTCGAAAACAGAGCAAAAGAGGTTCCTTCAGTTAATGAAGATCTAGGTTATCCGATTGATACTGAGGTTAGAATCAAAAGAAATGGAAATAAAGGTAGAGTGATTGGAGTAGATGGAAGCTCTAAAACTTATACTATTCTTTTTAAGGAAGGTAAAACTGGAGAATATTTCTTTTCGGATGTTGAAGATCTAGAGGACGAAATTGACAGATATGACATTAAAGCTCCAGATCTTGATTTAGAATACACTAATGAATCTAACCAGAACTTTGCAAATGCTCCAGGTAATAGAGGGGGATCACACAAGGATTCTAGAATAGAGGCTCTTTCTAAAAAACACATGGCACATGCACCTGATAAAAAAACAGGTTCTTCTGCTAAGTTTATAAACAACGAGAAAGGCACAATGGCAGGTTTACCTAAGAGTGGTAAATCAGCGCCTTTAACAGGAAGAGGGGTTAAATCTAAATCTTCTAACATGGCTGATCTTCCTAACAAGGGAAAAGGTGGAAGCGGTAAAAAGTTTATAGATAATTTAGAAAACCTAGATCTTGCTAAAGCACCTAGTGCTTCCCTAAAAGGATCTGCTAAATTTATTCAAGACCTTAAGAATATGAATTTAGCTACTCTTAAAGAGAGTCAAAAAAATTCACACATCGAAAAAGCACCTAAAGGTAAATCAGAAAAGTCTAAGAAATTTATCGAGGATGAGGATGATTTTAACTTTGCAGATGCTCACGGAAACAGTAAAAAGAATGGAAAAAGATTTGCAGAAAACGATAAAGTAGCAAACCTTTCCTCTGCACCGAAGACAAAAAAAAAGTAAATAGACAATCAATAAGTGAGTCTATTGCCAAAGACCCAGACGAGGGAGTTGGTAATAGACTCAATTTTGTTTTAGACGATTTGAAAAATTGTTTAGAAAAAATAAAAGAATTAGAAACTTCTAGTGAAGAAAACGGTAAGATAGGTATAGACACAATTAGAGATTCGAGGAAAAATTTGGAAGAATTAAGGGTTAATTTAGAGCAACAAATAGAAAAACTCCAAAATAATATTCCACAACAAGAATGATATACGTAAAAAACAAAGAGCTAAAACGAGCTCTCCTCGAAAGCAAAGAAAAAGGTCAGTTAACCGACGAGACCGTTAAAATGTTTACTCTTATAGTAAACGGGATGTCTAAGACACATTCTTATAGAGATAATGAAGACAGAGAAGATTGCATATCCTCTGGTTTAGAAGATCTTGTTAAGTATTGGAACAGATACGATCCAGAAAAATCTGACAATCCTTTTGCCTTTATATCTCAAATAGCACATAATGGAATGAAAAAGGGATGGAAAAAAATACATCCGCCTAAATCTCCTAAGACTATTCCATTTTCAAGAATAGTAAGAGAAGAAAATTCCAATTATAATGTATAATTGTGGATATAAAAAAATTAAAACCCAGGGGCAATTGGAAATCCGGTAAATACACCCCGGTTAATCCAGAAAAGTATATTGGGGATATCTATAATATAATCTATAGAAGCTCCTGGGAAAGAAAATTTTGTCAGTATTGTGACGTTAACCCAAACATAACTAAATGGAGTTCGGAACCCACGGGAATTCCTTATTGGAGTCCAATAGATAAAAAAGAGCACAAATATTTTGTAGATTACTACATTCAAGTAAAGAAAGGTGAAGTTCTAGAAAACTGGTTGATAGAAATAAAACCAGAAGAACAATATGCACTTCATAAAAGACCTAAAGAGCCTTTAGGAAATCTAACAGAAAAAAAAGTAAGGTCTTATAACGAAAAACTCAAAACGTGGATAACAAATAGAGCTAAGTTTGAAGCAGCAACTAGATTTGCTGAATCTAGAGGATACAAATTCGGTGCTATCAACGAAAGCTTTATAATGAGATGATCCAACCTTTTAGACAAAAATTTAATGATTATAAACTTTCAGTGTCCGGATTATCTTCACTTCCTGAGGAATCTTTTATGCACTGGGTAAAAAATTATATCAATAAGGATTCCCAGTTTAATCCTTTAAATTTTTTACAAGGAAAAGTTTACTCCTTTGCTTACAATGATAAGCTAGAACCTGGTAAAAAATTCATAAATAAAAGACCAGTGATATTTTTTACCGGATATGATAACTACGAAAAGAAAAATCTATTTAATGGATTAGATCTAGTTTTAATATCCCCAATTTTTAGATTAGCATTTTTCGAAAGAGTACAAAGTGTATTTCAGGATCAGATAGAAAGAAACTTAAAAAAAGAAGAAATGGGAGAGGGCAAGGATCAAGCTCCCCTTAGAACTGAATATCAAATAATGGAAATAATTCTTAAAGGAATCCCCTATAAACATGCGTATAGATCATGGGATTTGAAAAAAGTTAAGGATGTTATGGAAATTCCTTTTGAAGATTGGACTAGAATAGTATATCTGGATACCCGATCAATTGAAGGGACCCAGTTAAATGAGATATATAATAAAAATTCACAAGTCTAATGGCTGGATTTACCGACGATAAAAAATCATTCTTTAGCTCTATTATAGATAGCATAAAGAAAGTAGGTAGTTTTGGGATGGCCTATGAAGATCTTGTTGTAAAGAATTCTCAAGCAGTAGGTATAACAGAAGCTCAATTTCTGCAAAAGGGAGGAATTAAAGATGAATCATTCCTATTCGGTTTAAGGAGAGCAGACACTACTACTAAACAGTATATAGCTTATTTTGATAAGGACTACAAGAACAAAAGACATTATTTACAAGGATTTGCACAGAATCCAGAAATTGAGTTCATATTAGACACAATATGTGATGAGTCTATAGTTTATGATGAGAAAAACTTTTGGGCTTACTTCTCATTTATGCAGCACGATGACGTTGATGAGGAAACATACGACAAAGTTCAAAAGAGATACAAAGAAATTTATAACTTATTTGGATTCAATCAGGATATTTCCGCCTGGCATTTATTTAGAAAGTTTTTAGTAGATGGTATAATAGCATTTGAAATAGTTTTTGATAAGAAGGGAAAAAATATAGTCGGATTTAAGGAATTAGACCCTTGGTCTTTAATACCAACGGTAGAAGCACAGCCGGATGGTTCTTTTATTGATATATGGATACAGTATCCTGATAATCCATCACTGACAAGAAAGCTTTATGATTCGCAGATAATTTATATAAGTTATGCTAAAGGGGGAGGAACATCCTCACGAGTTAGCTATTGTGAAAGAATGATTCGCTCTTTTAATCTCTTAAGAATAATGGAGCACACAAGAATTATTTGGAACGTGATGAACTCGTCATACAGAATGGCGATGACAGTTCCTATTGGCACTAGATCGCCTCAAAAAGCAAAACAAACGCTAGGAGAGTTAATGTCTATATACAAGGAAGATATAAGACTTAATACAGACAGTGGGGAATTAAGCATAGATGGTAGGCCGAAGATTCAATTCTTTAAGAATTATTTAATGCCTTCATCTCCTAATGGTACACCAGATATACAACCACTCCCTGGCGGCGGTGATGCCACAGCATTCTCTGACACCACAGTTCTTAAATACTTTGCTAATAAATTAAGGATGGATTCTAAAATTCCTGCTACTAGGTTTGGTAGAGAAGAATCAGGATCAGAAGGAACTATAACTTTTACAGCAGAGGGACTAGATCAAGAGGAAGTAAGGTTTGGTAAATTTATAAATAGATTAAGATCAATTTACCAAGAGATATTAATGAAGCCACTTTGGGTTCAATTCTGTTTAGATTTTCCACACCTGAAAAAGGACTATATAATAAAATCTGAATTTGGTCTAGACTATGTAAAAGAAAACATGTTTAGAGAAGCCAAAGAAATGGAGGTTTTAACAGCAAGAAAAGATCAGGTAATTAAGATATCTGCCCTTATGAATTCTGCAGGAAAAAAATACTTCAGCATGGATTTCTTGGTTGATAGATGGCTAGGAGTAAAAGGACAAGATTTAATTAGTAATAAAAAAGCTAAAGAGAAAGCTGCAGAAGCTAAAAAGAAAGCTGCAGAAGCTGAAGCAGGAGCTACTGGAGCAGAAGGAGCTACTGGAGCAGAAGGAGGCGGAGACGAATTTACACTATAAAATAAAATGGCTGGATTTTTAGATAATTTAGGAAAAATAAACCCCAATGTCTCTAGGATATTAAAAACTATTAGTGGTCTAGGGTCTTTTGGGATGGAATATAAAGACATGGTTATCCAAGACTCTATGGCAATCGGTGTATCCGAAGCCAATATGAGGGAAAGATTCGGATTTAGTGATACTGACGAAGATTTTATCTATAGCATAGCAGCCCAGGACACATCTAATAGAAAATACATAGCATACTTCGACAAAGACTATCCATTCAAAAGGGATTTTCTTAGAACTTTTGCTTTAAATGCAGAGATAGAATACATCTTAGACACTATATGTGACGAAGCAATAGTTTATGACGAAAAGAATTTCTTTTGTCATCCAGCCTTAATGAACATGGATCTTAAAGATGATGTAATAAAAGCTCTAAGAAATAATTTTAGAAAACTATATGTATTACATAACTTTGCCAACGGGCTTACTGGGTGGCAATATTTTAGACAACTAATAGTAGAAGGATTTCTTGCCTTTGAAATAATATACTCTAATGACGGAAAAGAGATAGTAGGCTTTAAAGAATTAGATGCAGTTAGTTTAACTCCCGCTGTGGAGAAGAAACCAGACGGGACTAGAGAAACTATCTGGTGGCAATATTACGGTGAAACTGTAAGACAAAGAAAACTTCTTGACGCACAAGTTATCTACATATCTTATGCTAAAGCAAATGTAGTTTCTAGGGTTTCCTATACTGAAAGACTTATAAGATCTTACAACCTACTAAAAATCATGGAGCACTCCCGTATAATATGGAACGTGATGAATGCTCAGTATAGGATTAAAATGACGGTTCCTATCGGAAGCAAAGCTCCGCAAAAAGCTAAAGAAACATTAGGGGAACTTATGTCTGTCTATAAAGAAGATATTAAGCTTGATACCACCTCAGGAGAGCTATCAATAAACGGTAGACCTGATATACAGTTTTATAAAAACTATTTATTTCCTCAACAGGGAGGTGAATCTGTTAAAATAGAAACATTAAATGCACAGGGTCCAAATCTAAATATTATGGACTCGGTGGTTTATTTCTATAATAAATTAAGACAAGATTCTAAAATTCCTTATAATAGATTCTCATCTAGATTTGGGGTTGGATCTAACAATGTATTTAAAACTGCTGCAGATGGAGCAGAAAGAGACGAAGTTAGATTTGCTAAGTTTATAACACGACTCAGGTCTATATTTCAGGAGATCGTTGTTAAACCCCTATGGATTCAAATGTGTCTAGATTTTCCAGATCTTAAAAATGATTCGGAATTTAGAAGTCAGATAGGTGTTAAATTTGAGAGCGATAACATATTCGGGGAATCTAGAGAGATAGAGCAATTAATAAAGAAAATAGATTTTATAACATCCATGGGGGAAATCAAAGAAACTGTAAACGAAGAAGAAGTACAGTTCTTTGACCAGGATTTTATGATAGAGAGATGGCTAGATTTATCATACGATGATATACAATTGAATAAGTCGTATGTAAAAAAAGCTGAAGAAGCTGGAAAATCTGCAGCAACTGGAGCAACTGGAGGAGCAGGAGCAGAAGCATCAGGAGGAGCAGAAGCTGCAACAGGAGGAGCAGAAGCTGCAACGGGAGCTTAACCGAAAACTTCTTTAGTTTTTTAGTATAATATTTAAATCCTTTTTATTATTAAAATCGATTTTCTATATTAGCTAAAAACAGATAAATGCAGAAAGAACTTAGAATCCTGTTAGAGATAGAGAACGCAACAGGAAACGGATCACAAAAAGTCAAACAAGATCTTATAAAAAACAATTACTCTAAGGAACTAGAATATCTCCTTAAGGTTTCTCTTGATCCATTCCTTACTACAAAATTACACAAGCTTCCTGTTTTACCCGACTCGCCTTACCTTGTAGAGTCTGGTGATATTTTTGATCGATTTAAAGATCTTACTAAAAAACTTTTTGAAGCACCCGCAGCTAACGACAAGTTAAGAGAGGAAGCATTTGAACTAGTTAATTGCTATCCATTATCTTTAGAAGAAAGAAAGATTTTGTCTAAAGTTTTAACAAAAAGATTAAACATAGGAATCGGTGCTAAGCTAATAAACAAAGCTTTTAATAAAGAAGTTATACCAGATCCCAGTTTAATGCTTGCACAGGATGACGAGGATGAAATAAAAAAATGGGATTCTATAGTTTGTGAAGAGAAATATGATGGGGTAAGAGTAATTGCTTTTGTCTCTGGGGAGGAAGTAAAATTTTATACCAGAGCATTTAATGAAATACCTAATCAATACTTAAAAAAGATTGCGGACGAATGTTTGATATTAATTAAAAACTCCGGGCTACAAGGAGAATGGTTTTTTGATGGGGAACTTACCGACTCCAATAGAAAAAGCGTTTCTGGTAAAGTCACCCAAATGTTAAAGGGTAAACCAGCGGAATCTATAGGAGATGATCTATTTTATAATGTTTTTGATCTTGAAGATGCGGAAACACTTAAAAGAGGTAAAGGCATTGTTCCTTTCGACGTAAGGAGAGGCACATTAGAGGGTGTTTTTGTAACGTATAAGACGACTTCGCTCACCCTCGCAGATTCTTTCTTAACTACTGAAAAAGAAGACATATACGCTTACTATAAGAAAATTGTAGATCAAGGAGGAGAGGGCGTTATCCTTAAAAATCCTGAGCATGTATACGAATGCAAAAGATCTAAAAATTGGATCAAGTTAAAAGAGGTTAACGATTGTGATTTAATTATTACTGGCTGGTACCCAGGTGAGGGAAAGAGAGAGGGATTCATAGGAGGATTTTACTGTGAAGATTCTTCTGGTACTGTTAAGGTTAAAGTTGGTGCAGGATTTACGGATCAGGATCTTAAAGATCTTAGCGAAAATCCAGATTCTCAAATAGGTAAGGTTTGTGCTATACAGTACAACGTCATAATAAATGATAAGAATGATAATTGGTCATTGTTCCTACCGAGATTTATCGAGATAAGAAACGATAAAGATTCAGCAGATAATATGAGAGGTTTATGTAAATAGATTAAATTTTAATATATGGAGGTTAGAGTAGCAAAATTTTTAAAGGGTGTATGCAAAATTCACGGAGAGACTGATTTTTATATCTATAAAGAGGAGGCTCATAAATGTGCTGAGTGTACTAGGAAAAAATCTAAGGAATGGGGCCTAAAAAATCAAAAATACAAAAAACAATATTCGATCCAATACAATAAAAAAAATCACGAAAGAATAAAATTCCTAAATGAGAGACACAGAGAAATAGGCAGGAAAAAAAGAATAGAAAGCCGAGAGGATTTTTACAAAAAATTTGGTTGCTATATAGAAGAAATAGCATCAAAGATTTCTTTGAAAAAAATACCAGATTATACAAAACTTGGAATAATGCCTAATCCTACTAAGGATAAAATACTCGAGGCCCTTATAAAATGTAAAAAAACCCAATTAACCAATTACGAAAGATATAGAGCTTCCGCAATGGTTAAATGGAACCACCTTAAGTCTCTTAATATGAGGTTTGCAACAGAAGAGCAGAAATCTATTATAAGAGCAGAGTATAAAAGAATAGCACAGGAAGTTATTGATGCTGAGATGGAAAGAATATTAAAAAATATTAAATGATACAAGAACTATTAACTGAAAAATTAAGACCTAAGGAATTAAAACACATGATCCTTCCTCAAAGGATTAAAGGATCCTTTGAAAATGGATTACAGCAGAATGTTTTATTAGCAGGTTCTCCTGGCTCTGGTAAAACAAGTATGGCTAAAATTCTAATAAAGAACCATCCATACATTTTTATAAATGTTTCGGACGAGAGCTCAGTAGAAACTATTAGAACAAAGGTACACGATTTCTGCTCTACTGTTTCTATATTAGATGGAGAAAATCAAACTAAGATTGTAGTACTAGATGAGTTTGACGGTGCATCAGATCAGTTCTATAAAGCTTTAAGAGGAACAATAGAGAAATATGCTAGAACCACAAGATTTGTTGCTACATGTAACTATTTAAGTAAAATCCCTGATGCTATTAGATCTAGATTCGAAGTCTATGATTTCGATCCAATGAGTAAAGAAGAAGAAAACGAAATAAAAAATCAATGGCAAGAGAGGGTATCTAAAATACTTAATATAATGTCAATAAATCACGACGATAAGAGTCTTGATTTGTTTACAAAGAAATATTTTCCCGATATGAGATCTGCGCTAAATACTATTCAAAGGTGGCAGATTGATGGAGTTACTGATCTAACAGAAAGTAAAATAAACGAAATTACTTTCGACCACGAGGAAATTTTTAATATGGTTGTTGGTAAGCCCAATCCAATAGGAAATTACCAGTATGTTGTTGGTCAATATTCAGGAAGAGTCGATGAAGTGATGGCATCTTTAAGCTCGGATTTTATTAAATGGATAGAAGAAAAACATCCACAGAAATTAAATCTGATACCTTCTATAATTATTACTGTTGCAAGATATCAGTCACAGAGAAGCCAAGTAATAGATCCAATAGTTAGTTTGCTAGCTTTGATATTCGAACTACAGCAAATGTTCAATAAATGATAAGTATACTACTCATTATCATGAGTTTTTACACTTAATGGGTAGTATACTATACAAAACACAGAGTATGCACGGAAAAATTATAATAGTTGGTCCAGGAGGATCTGGAAAAGATTTTTTAAGAAAAAAAATGGTAGATAAAGGATTCTCTTATGGAGTTTCGTTTACAAGTAGACCTCCTAGAGTAGGCGAAGTTGAGGGATCGGATTACTATTTTAGGTCCCTAGATTTTTTTGAAGCCAATTCAGATCTTTTTTTAGAACTCCAAGAATTTAATGGATGGAAATATGGAATATCTAAAGAGGAATTTAAGAAGAAAGACCTTTTTATACTTAGCCCAGCAGGGTTAAAAAGCTTACCTGAGGATCTTAGAAAAATTTCTTTCGTTATTTATTTAAATCCTGATGAAAAAATCAGAATAAAAAGATTGGAAAGCAGAAATGATGCTGATAGCGTGGAAAGAAGATTAATTGCAGACGGGAAGGATTTTTTTCAATTTTCTGACTATGATATAATGATAACTAACGAAGATTTTTAATGGTAACAGTTTGCATAGACGGAAATTACATGTTTCATAAGACATTCGGAATATTTTCTGGGTTTGGCTCAAAAAATCCTGGGGATGTTTTGTCTTCAGAAGCAGAAAGAAACATGTTTGTAAGAAAAGTAATAACGGATCTTTGTTATGCTTTAAAACAAATACCTGATATAAAACAGGTGATATTTTGTAAAGATTCTAGATCTTGGAGAAAAGATTATAAAATCACAAGAAGCGTATATAAAGAAAGTAGAATAAAAGGAGAGGGCGTAGATTGGGGTTCATTCTTTAAAATCATGGATGAATTTTCAGAATATCTAGAACAGAACGGATTTATTTATAGTTCATACCAAGGAGCAGAAGGAGACGATTTAATATGGGCTTGGTGCGATCATCTTTCAAATAATGGCGAGTCTGTTATAGTAATAAGTGGGGACAAAGACATGCACCAACTTGTTAAATATGATGATAGATCTTGGGTTGGAATATGGAATAGTAACTCAAAGAATAACAAATTAATAGTTTCTGAAAATTGGAAAACGGAATCGGAAGAAGAAACCACAATATTTGATGTTAATCCAACTTCAGGATCAAACACTTCCAAAATGGAAAAACTACTTTCTTCTTGCACATTAGAAAGAATTGATACGAAGGAATACATTTTCAAAAAAATCCTAATGGGGGATAAAAAGGATGATGTGCCCGGCGTTTTTCCACACCAAACCAAAAACGGAAAAAATTCAAACATAGCAGAAGGAAAGGCTAATAAAATATGGGAGCTTTATAAAGAATCTGAATGGGTATCTTTTGATATGGAAGATCTATGGGACAATGACGACTTTCTTGGGTGGATATCAGGATTATCCCTCAGATTAATATCACAGACTGACAATAGCGAGAACAGAGAGAAATTCAAAAATTTCTATGAAGAGAATGCTAGATTAGTTTGGTTGAATTCTAGAACTTTACCAAGAAATATGGTAGAAGGATTAAAGAATCATATAAGTGAACTAGAATCTAAAGAAAAATTACCGCTTGTAATGGATAAAAAAGAAATGATAGAAAAATCACCATGGGCTAAGGAATCGACTCCACCTAAGGGATTCGATCCATTTGAACTATTTAACTAATGAATAATCCATTTGATATAATAAAATCTTTTTATTCCAAATCATGGGATAAAATAAACGACAGGGATAAAGCTAGAAATTTATTTATGGTGAACAGGATATGTTCTATTGCTTATCCTTTACAAGCCAACTCCTTTAATAATATAAAAATACAAGGAGAGAAAGTTATAGATTTCTGGAAGATATTTGTAAGACATCATAATAGAAGTGTTCCTTCTTGGATATGGACAAAAACAGTAAAGAAGGAAAAGGAAAAAGAGAGAAGAGAGTATAAAGAGGAGGTAATAAACTTTATAAAAGAAAAATACGACCTGTCAAACAGAGAAATAGAAGAACTGAAAAATTTTTTCCCTACTAAATTTAATACTTTTTATAAGGAGATCGAAACGCTGATAAGTTAGATTGATATTTAAATTCCGGATATATATTCTAAACATAATATTCCGGGATGAAGGAACTTAATCAGATTACAATAAAACAGCTGTTGGCTTCCAATACTATAGGGGCTAATAATTCAATTACTAATGCTAATTTTTCCCAATTACAGGAAGCTATACTCCTGATTAATAGGGCTTTTGGTATTTCTATTCAAGACAAAACTTTAAACTTTCCTACTGGTAAAATTACTACTAGTATTATAACAGCGGACATTTTAAGGTTACCTGTATCTGGAAATTCCTCTATTCAATTAAGAGGAAGTAACGGGGAGATAACAGCAAATGGATTAAGTACAACTAACGACATTTTTGCAGGCGGAAATGTTTTAGTAGGCTCTTCTAATACCGGAGGAAGACTAAGATTAATATTAGATAGAACATATACTGATGAATCTTTAAAGCCAGGCATTCCTGGACAAATAAGATTTATTGGCGGGGATTATGAAGCATTTCTTAGTTTTGGAGAAGTACAAGCTTCTTTTTCTTTTGATGTAGGAGCGACTGGAGCCAGCGGCCAAACAATAGCAGTCTTATATAATGGGGTAACCGCAGGTCAAGCTTCTTGGAATATTAACAACACATTAACTGCCCAATCTATTGTAGATAATATAGCATCAAACCCATCTGGTCCTTGTTTAGCAGAATATTCATTAAACACTGTAACAATAAAGGCTGTACCGGGTCTAGGAGCAACTGCAAACGGAGACACGGTGACAGTGTCTGGTACTATACCAGTAAGTGCCACTTCCGGTTCAATGACAGGCGGAATTAACGGAACTGGTGCCTGGACTTCGATAATAGGATCTCAGGGAGTTACTGGACCTACAGGACCTGGGGGAGGACCAACAGGAACAACTGGTGCTACCGGAGCTACTGGAGCAACTGGCGCAACTGGAGAAACCGGGGCAACTGGAATAGGAGCTACTGGTGCTACTGGTGCTACTGGTGCAGCATCTACCGTTCCAGGACCTACCGGGGATACCGGACCTACTGGACCTACTGGATCTAACGGAGCAAAAGGATCACCAGGAGCTCAAGGAGTCACGGGAGCTACCGGTCCTACTGGGGCTACTGGGTCTGCGGGATCAGCAGGTTCCAATGGTGCTACAGGTGCTACCGGACCTACCGGCGCTACAGGAACCACCGGTGCTACTGGAGCGACAGGTGCAAATTGGCATGTTGGATCGGGAGCACCGAGTATAGGACTAGGAAATGAAGGCGATCTATATTTAGATGGTAATAATGGAGATGTATATGAAAAATCTGGAGGTGTATGGACACTTCAGTATAATATAAAAGGTCCTACAGGTACTACAGGTGCTACAGGGGAGACCGGACCTACTGGAGAAACCGGACCTACTGGAGCTACAGGAAGTACCGGTGTAGTTGGACCTACTGGAGCTACTGGAGTTACTGGAGCTACCGGAGCTCCTGCGCCATTAGGTTATGCAGACCTGAGTAAATTTAGTACTGCACAATCATTAACTTCCGGATCAGTAATACCAATAAGATTTGACACAACAAATCTTATTGATACAAATATATTTGCAACAGGAGATTTTGTAAGCTCTGGTGTTACTGGAACATATATAGAAACTTTAGTAGATGGACAATACTTTCTTAGTTATAAAATTGGATTAGAACACGCTGCTACGGGTGGAGATAGCTTTATATCTACAAGTCTCTGGAGAGGAACAACGTCTCCCGTTGAAATAACTAACTTCAGAGGATTTACCACACTAGAAGATGTTACAGGAAGTAACAATATACCTTATGATCTAGTAACAGTAACTGGTATAATAGATGCAAATGCAGGAGACGAATATTGGGTTAAGGTTTCTTACCAAGCTGGGGGGGTTGGTACAGTCGACGTAACTAACAGTGATACTGGGTTTAGTATATTCTCACTAGAGGGTACATCAGGGGTAACTGGAGCAACTGGCCCGGGTGGTAATATTGCAGTATGGGGTAGATTCTGGTCTAGTTCAGATCAAACTAATTCACTATCAGTAAACACCGCAACATTTAACAATAGTGATCCAAACAACTATGGTGTTACTATGGCTTCCAATACTGAAGCAACAGTAAGCGTAACTGGAACATATAGCATAGAGTACACTATACAATGCGATACGAGTTCGTCGTCAACTGTTGATGTGTGGCTTGCAAAAAATGGTACCAACGTAGCAGGTAGCAATTCAAGAGTCCCCGTAACGAATGGAATAGCTAACACTTTTACTGGTAATTTTGTAATGGACCTCGATCAGAACGATTATATAGAAATATATTGGAGTTCTACAGAATCCACAGTTTCTTTAAATAGCGTAGCTTTAGGGTCACCTCAACCTCCTTTAACCCCCTCCATTATTCTTTCGGTTTCTCAAATAGCTTTTACTGGACCTACGGGAGCTACAGGTCCTTCTGGCCCTTCGGGACCTACGGGGGAAACTGGACCAACTGGGGTTACTGGACCTACTGGATCAACAGGAGCTACTGGTACAGGAGCTACTGGGCCAACTGGAGTTACCGGACCTACTGGATCAACAGGAGCTACTGGAGCAGGAGCTACCGGACCCACTGGAGTTACTGGACCAGCAGGACCTATTGCCAAATATGTGTTAAAAGTACAGTTCGATGGTTCAGGTAACGTTGATGCACTCAACCCGTTTCCAGCAGCAAACGACGCTTCAGGAAACACAATTGCATCTGGTGTAGGAGGATGGCTTTTCACAAGAAACAGTGGAACACAAATAACAATAGCCCATCCACTAGGAGTTCCAGCTTTAGATATACAAACTCATGCACAGGCTACTGGAAAATATGTCTCTAGAACTATAACAGGAGCCAGAGCAGGTAATTATGTCTTGCAAGATAATAATTCATTTATAATCTATGGTATCAATCTGACTAACCTAGGAGGAAGCGGGACTTATGCCTATATAACCTGGAACTTCCCAACCAATAATATTTTCATCTAATTTGAGGACATAGGAAAATATTTAAGGGATAAATACTAATGAAAAAAACAATATAAAATAGATGGCTCAGATATCAGGATTACCCGTAACAATGATTGCTAGTGTTGAAGCTGGCTCTGTTACGGTTAATAGTTACTATAATAATCCATCTAGCGTTTGGGATGGATTTCCTTCCAGCTTTAATTGTACGTTAAATCTAATAGCTACCCCGACTTCTCAAGAGCCTAATTTTACGTTTGATGCTAACGATCTTGTAGATGGCATGTGGCTATTACAACCGAACGGTAATGCTTTTTTAATAACTAACATTATAGTTGTCAACAATCTAGAGGTAGATGTAGTTTTAAAGGATATAGACCTTTATAATTTAGTAAGCGATTACACTGTATCTGGTAATAACTATCCGACAGAAGGAATCAATGGAATAACATTCGAGGTGTCAGAAGATGGTGCTCCTGTAACTGCTTTAATAGCAACTGCTCTGGCACCAAACTTAGACGAAAATGGATATTGGATAGACGATGCTTTAGCTAGATTTCAATTTAGAAACGTGGTTAAAGCTAGTTATACGAACGTATATTCACCTAACCCAACATATTCTCTATTCAATGTAGGACAAGTAGTTTATTTGGACACTTACGGGGTATTTGACATAGTAGACACATCGTCAGTAACTGAAGTTGAAAAAGCATTCGGGGTTATAACATCTATAGATGAGCCAGAAACTGGTAATATAAACGTCAGACCTTTCGGAAGAATAGTTACGACACCTTTTGCTCTCCCTGGTAGTATCGGAGAAGTGTTATATTTTGATAACACAGCTACGCCGTCTTATGTTACTAATGTTAAGCCATTGGTAAATCCAATTCCGGTTTATATTAAAATAAGTGACTATGTCGGTTCTTATTTGTACCCCGCACAGGGGAGCGGATCTGGAACAACTTCAGGAACTAGTGGAACATCAGGAGTAGATGGAACAAGTGGAACTTCTGGAATCGATGGAACAAGTGGAACTTCTGGAATCGATGGAACTTCAGGAACATCCGGAATCGATGGAACAAGTGGAACATCCGGAATCGATGGAACAAGTGGAACTTCTGGAATCGATGGAACTTCAGGAACAAGTGGAACATCCGGAATCGATGGAACTTCAGGAACTAGTGGATCTTCAGGAACAGACGGAACAAGTGGAAC